TATTGTTACCCCTAATAGAGTAAGAAATAATAATAATTCTAATTCTAATAATAATATAAAAATAAACCCTCCTAGAGATAATAACAATACTAGGATTTATTTAAGACCCCCAAATAATAATAATATAAATACACGTCCTTCAATTAGTAGACCTAATATCTCAAAAGGTAGTAATTTTACCCCACCTCCTACTAGTAATAATTCCACATCTAGTTCAGGAAGAGGTAACATTAACAGAAGGAACTAATATTTATAAATAAAAATATACTATAATGAGCGATTTTAATTATCAAGAATATTTAAAGAATAATCCTTTACTTCAAAAAGAAGCTGAAGAGAATAAATTAATTACTGAATCTCAAGAAGTTGAAGAACAAGTTGAAGAACAAGTAGAAGAATCTGTTGAAGAAACAGTTGATGAAACTACTGAAGAAATTCAAGAAGAAGTTCCTTCATCTAAAATAAAAGTATCTGAACTTAAAGCTAAAATTAAAGAAGATATTATTTCATTACTTAATGAAGACGAAGATGAAGAAATTGAAGCAGCTGAAGATGAGATAGAAATGGATGACGCTGAAGTAGATGTTGAAGCTGATGTTGAAGAACCAGCTCCTGCTGCTCCTGCAGGTTTATCCTCAGATGAACAAGACATTCAGAATAGCTTAAAAGTAGCTTATGATAAAGCTGTAGCTATTGGAGATGAAAAATTAGCCGACCAAATCGGTAACTCAATTACTTTCTTTACAAGATCACACGTAGTAGAAAGATAAGATGTTAAACGAGCGCAAACTCACCGAAAACGAACTAGAGCAAAGAAAAATCGCTCTAAAGGGTTTGTTAAAAAACAAACAAGCTCTAGTTAAAAAATACGGTGGGGATGCTGAAAAGGTTATGTATGGAATTGCCACTAAACAGGCCAAGAAAAAAGTTGAAAAAATGAACTTAGAAAATCTTAGATCAATGATTAAAGATGCTCTTACTGTTAAAGAGGCATCTCCTTTTGTTCTAGCAGCTGACGCAGCTAGAGATGCAGGTAAAAAAGAATTTGAATTTCCTAAAGGCAGTGGTAAAATGCATCCTGTTACAATCAAACAAGATATTGATGAAGATGAATTTTCAGGCTCAGATCCTAAATCAGGTTCAACTATTAAAGGTACAGGTTTTATGGCTCCTAGACAAAAGCCTAAAGATAAAAAAGAAAATCTCCTTAAAGAATTCCTACAGGAGCCCCTAAAATCAAGAAATGAAGCATTGTGGGATAAATTAGTTCCAAGTAGTGGACCTTCTAAATTTGTTGAAGGTGAAATGCTTAGAGCTATGAATAGATTAGTTTATAGATGGTACAATGATGGTGATAGATTTTGGGAGGGATATGGAACTGAAACAGCAGGACCTGCTCATTCATTTTTAGTTAATTCATCTCAAATAAATAGAGAAGAACAAAGAAAATTAGAATCATTATTTGATGCAGTAGTAGGTGAATACAGAGATGAAGTATATGAAAAAATGCTTGATGAAGTTGCTGAATTAGTACTTAGTTATATTGAAGGTATTCCTGAAGATCAATATGATGAATTAGGAAGAGAAATGTTTGATTTTGATTCTGAATATGAAGATGAAGAAGAAGATGATTATGATGAAGAAGATGATTTCTATGATTCATATGATGAAGATGAAGATGAAGATTACATGCAAGAAGATCTAGATGTAGGACATCAAGATAATGAACCTCATATGCTTAAAAAAGATTTATATAGAATAGCTAAATACGCAGCTGAACTATATAAAATGATGGATAATTATGATGACCAAGGAGAAGTAGATTTTCCACATTGGTGGCAAGGTAAAATTATCAAAGCAAGAGATTATATAGTTAAAGCTAAGCATTATTTAGATGGCGAAGAAAAGGTAGATCAAATTGATGCTATGCTAAATGAAGTAAATTATAGTGCTCATACTGAACCTAAACATTTTGATATTTGCCCAGGTGCTGAAGCTTTAAGAAAAGAATTATTAGATAGTGGTAAAACAGCTGAAGAATTAGGTGAATGGACTTATAGACATGATCAATTATTTAAATTAGAAAAAGATGTTCTTAATTCTAAAAAATCAGATGATAGACATATTAAGGCAGCAGAAGGATTACGATCTGCAATTATTAACTTATCTAGAGATTTAGGTATTGATGCTGATAAAGTTGGATATTTAAAAGGTCATGTTGACAAAATAAAAGATGTTGCAGATAGAGTAAATGAAGAAATGGATCCTTCAGAAATGAAACCAGCTACTTATGCTGGTAGAGCAGTAGTAGTTCATATGCATGGTCCTGAAACAGAATGGAAAGTAGAATTTGTTAATAGTGGTAAAATAGTAGATTATGTAGATTTAATGGCTAATCTTAAATTTGATGATGGGACTGATTATCAAGACTATTTGGGTGCCAATACAGATTACATGCAACGAAGAAGAGCTGAAAAAGATTACTTAGACGAAGCTAACACCCCTCGCTACCCCGAAGGTGAACTTTCAATTAAAGATAAGATTAAAGCAATAGTGCCTCTTTGGAAACAATGGTCATCTGCCTCTGGTAGAGATGCTGATGCAATCAAAGACAAAATTAGTCGTTATACTACTTATGATAATGAATCTGGTGGGGGAAGCTATGTTTTTGATATTTTAGATAATGCTCAATCTATTGAAGATGTTGCTAGAATCGTTATAAAAAACGAAAAAGATAGTACAACTTCTCAACAACAGTATTCAGTAGAACTTTTATCACCAGTAGTGTATTTCAATGTTGAATCAGGAGAATTATCTGATGACAAAAATGAATGGTATACTGATGCTGAACTTAAAGCAGGAGCTGATCAAACATCTTATACAAAAGGTACAGAGCTTAATAATGTAGTATTTGATGGAGATTATAGTCAAGCATTAGATTTTGCTAAACGCTATCCTAATTTAATTAAAGTTGTTAAAAGTTCTTTAAACGAAGCAATGGATGGTAAGGAATTACTTATTTACTTTAAAGAAGAATATATTTTAGACAATCATTTTCACAGCGATAATAGTTATATAGTTAAAAGAGAACCATCTGGTAAGGATCAATATGTAATATTTGATTACGATGATGATACCAATAAATTCTCAATTAGACAAATGGGTGGCTATCAAATTGATCAAAAAGAGGCTATTAAAGCAGGGATGAAAGAAACAAGCAGATTAGCTGCAGCGGGAATGGATGCTTATATGGTAGATGGTAATTATTCACCCACTCCTATTTCAGCTAAAGGATTAAAAGACGCAGTTGATCATGTAATGGGTGGTTTAAGTAGAGAAGCAGATGCTCAACAATCTTTCTATGCTAGAAGAGGCCCAACATCAGGTACTGTAGATGAAGAAAAAATCGAAGTAGATGCTGATACTAAATTTGAATTACCTTTAAAACACCTTATTCAAAAACACGTTAAAGAGGTAATGAAAGAAAAACTTACTAAAAGATCATCAGTAGAAAAACATATTGAAGATTTTAAAGATTCAGATGCTCCTCAATTTAAAGGAAAATCTCAAGAAAAAAGACGTAAAATGGCTGTAGCAGCTTATTTATCTAAAAAAAATGACAAATAATGACAGCTTCGGAATTAAAAGAGAAAATAAAAGTACTTGCTAAACAAGTATACAAAGATAAAATTAAAGGAGACGATGCTGCTGTGGCATATGATGAATTAGTTAAATTCCCTGAACTTAAAGCAGTTATCATAGATTTACTTACTGTTGATTTTGACAAATTTCTTGAATCAGTAGATTGGGTAGCTCCTCGTCCTTCAACTTTCAGAATTAATTTATTAAATGGACAAAATTTTGTTCTTATATTTGATCCTAGAAGTTGGATTGCTCAAGTATCAGGTAAAAAATATTATTTATTAAATTTAGATGAAGAAGAAATGGCTGCTAAAGCTATTTCTCGTATATTAACATATGGTCCTGCAAGTGGGGCATCAGTTGAAGGTGAAAACGAAATGGTAGAACCTGATACTAGTGATGATGATGAAGTACCAGCAGAAGCTTAATTATGGAAACATACGGAGATCTAAAAAAAGCAATTAAAGCAGTAAACCAAAAGTTAATAGGAACTAAAATTGGTAATTTTGCAGTAGATATAGCTTTAGATTTCCTCCCAGGAGCAGCAGCTGCTAAAACAACATTTGATTTTATAAAATCAGCTTTTAATAAACCTGATGATAAAAAAACAAATAGTTGGGTTGATAAATTAGATATTGATGATGAAGTATCTGCTATTATAGATAATTCTGTAGAAAATGGATTTTTAAAATTAATATCCCAAACTATAGATGCAGAACCAGATGATAAAAAATTAGAATCAGATTTTAATATGAACCAAAAAATGGTAGATTATTTAAAAAATACTTATAAAGGTAGAACTGTAACAGGAATACAAGAAAATATAAATATGAAAACAAGATTTCAACAATTAGCAGGTATCATAGAACAAGAACAACAAGAACCAGAAGTTAAAGTAGCTAGTCCTATTAAAATTATAGATAAAGATTTAGATGATCAAAAATCCAATTTTAAAATGGTTAATACTAGAGACAAAATGGTTCAGTTTTTAGATGCTATGGTAGATAATATTAAACAAGCTAACCCTGATTTTGTTGAATCATCCCAATTTTCACAAGCTGTTATTAAATTTTATAATAAGTACAAATAATGGATGTATTTGATAAAATATTAAAAGAACATAGTTGGAAATTCCCAAAAGGGTACCCCGATATGGATAATAAAGAAGATAGAACTCTTCTTGAAAATATTATCAATAGTTATCTAACTGAAGCTGAAGAAGATGTTGAAATAGCTGATGATAAAGAAGTTTTAGATATTAAACAAGAAAAAAAAGATGACCCTCAAGGTGGATCTCAAGTTTATAATGATACTATAAGAAATGCCTTATATGGAAGTGATTGGGAAGGTAAACCAATCCCCAGACCTAAGAAAAAATATCCTTACCAACAAAATACATTCTCAGTTAGTGTAGCTTCAGAAGACCAGGAAATGTTTGATAAATTATATCCTGTTAAACCCCCTAAAGTAGGACAACCAATTGGAAGTGCTGGTTCATTAGGAGTAGGAAATGGAGAAATTGCCTTATACTGGTTATACCATTTTTCAGATAGTGCAGATGTAAAAGAAGGTAGAGATGGTGATGATCCAGATTTATTTTTTGATAATCAAGGAGTAGAGGTTAAATCTTGGAAATCTCATAAAGGAAAACATGGTTTAGGTAGATTTGGAGATGATAAAGAAAATTTATCTTTACTTGCTGTTATTTTTGGATTTAATGCTTTAGCTACTGTATTTGGAGATGGGGAAAAAGTTTCTAATACAGTTAATCCAACTAATTTTAAAGGAAGTGAGCTTATAGAAGCAATGGCTAAAGTAAAAGAATTTAAAAGCATAATTGATAATAGTACTGAATTAGTTAATAATTATCCTTTATTTAAAAGCATTAAAGATAATGCTGATAGAGTTTATAGACAATTATCAATAGGTGATGATGAAGATCCTAGAGGTATGGCAATGTCAATGGCTATTAAATTATTAGAGCCAAAATTAACTAGAAAACCTGGGGATGGAAATCACTTAGTAAATGTTAAATCAGATGGTGATATGAAATTCTTCCAAATAGACTTTAGTAAATTAGAAAGTGATGAATTATTAAATGACTTTGTAGTTAAACAAAGTGCAATTGTAATAGATTTTGATAAAATTTGGGGATAATGAGCTGTAATTGTGAAAATAAAATAACAGGACCTTTGTTAACAGAAAGTAAAGTAAAATCTTTATTATCTGAAGGTCTACAATATCACATAGATAATGAACTTCCTTTATTTGAAACAGTATATCGTATTGGTTCAGATAAACATTTGTCTTTGATTAAAGAAGCTAGAAAATTATATTCTAGAAATGTAATTGATTTATGTGAAGAAGATGAAGGCTTAATTAAAACACATTTAGGTGAATTTGGAATATATGAAGGTGAAAGTGTACCTTTAGATTTACCTATGTTAGATGAAAAGAAAAAAGCTAAGAAAAAGAAAAAAGATCCACCACTAGGTAAACCTAAAAGAGGTGGTTCTAAAGCATATTATGTTTATGTAAGGGATCCTAAAACTAAAAGAATTAAAAAAGTATCATTTGGTTCAGGTGGATTAAGAGCAAAAATTAGAAATTCTAAAGCAAGAAATGCTTTTGCTAAAAGACATAGATGTAAAGAAAAAAATGATAGAACTAAACCATCTTACTGGTCTTGTAGACTACCAAGATATGCTAGTGCATTAGGTTTAGGAGCTAATATGAATACCTTCTGGTAATGGAAAGAGTTAGAGAAGCAATACATAACGTTTTAAATGAAAAAAAGAAAAAACGAGACAGATGTCTTCGTATTGCTGACCGCAAATTTGAAAAACCATCAGCTTATAAATCAGGAGCTGTAGTCAGATGTCGTAAAGGAGACATTTGGAAAGGAGTAAAAGAACACGTTCAAACCTTAAGTGAAAAAGAAAAAGAATCTTTACATAAATGGTTTAAACGTTCTGGTCCTTCAGGTAAAGAAGGTGGTTGGGTTGATTGTAATACAGGTAGAAAAGATTCTAAAACAGGTAAAATGAAATATAAAGCCTGCGGTAGAAAAAAAGGAGAAAAAAGAGCAAAATACCCATCTTGTAGACCTACACCTTCAAAATGTAAGGATAAAGGAAAAGGTAAATCATGGGGGAAAACAAAATAAATCCTTATCTTGATAAGGGCAATATAAGAACATTTTCTAAAGATGTTGACCCAATGGAATTGGTTTGGCATCAAGATGATGAAGATAGAACAATAGAAATTCTTGAAGGCGAAGGATGGTGTATTCAACGAGATAATATGCTACCAAGAGCGATGAAGAAAGGAGAAACTATATTTATAACCAAAGGTGAAATTCACCGTGTATTAAAAGGTACAACCGATTTAAAAATTAAAATAAATGGATAACTTCGATTTAAGAAAATATTTAGCAGAAGGTCGCTTATTTGAACAAGAACTAAGAGATGTTGAAGACATACTAGTAAAAGCTGGATTCAGATTTGATGATGGTATTTTAGGAGGTGTAGGTTCAGGTGGTGCTGGATATTATGATAGAGCAAATGATTTAATCTATGGTTTTAACCAAAAAGGCCCTTGGAACGAAGAAGAATTCAATAAATTCTATGATAATTTTGAATTCAATTCTAATCTATATGATAGTGAGGATCTTGAAGACCTAGAAATATCACAACCACAATTAGATAAAGGCATTTATGCTGTTAGTGATATGGGATATGTACAAATTCATGATAATGGTGATGTCGAAATTTTTGCTATTCCACAATTAGCCGCTGAAGATGATTCAAAATTCCTCCCTGCATTTAAAATGGATGCTAATGGAAAAGCAATTCCTCAATTCAGTAAAGACGAAATGAGGAAAATGTTAAAAGATGATATGATGTATATCCTATAAAATAAAAATAAATGAAATGTAATTGTAAAGTATGTAATTGCGGAACATCATGTGGTTGTACATGTTGTAATTGCTAAAAATATTTAATTATGGCGTTTGAGATTAGTCCAATATTAGATGCTCACGGGAATGGTAAAGCATTTTTTGAATATTACTCCGATTTATTCATTGGATTAACAGAATCAGAAATAGCAGCTCAAAGTAAAATAGCAGCTGATAGAGTGTTATATAAAGAAATGATTTCCAAAGATGACTGGGATATGTTTAGAGAAGGCATTATCGTTAAGTGGATGGAAAGTTAAAATAAAAATTTATAGGATAGATTCATAGCCTATCCGCTCGAAAGAGTAAAAGTAAAAATGAGATCTGTGGCCTCCGTTTGGAGGCCACATTTTAGTTTCGTATATTGACGTGTTAAAATTGTAATTATGCCTAAGAAAAAAAAAGGTCCTTATCGTTGTGAAATGAATTCTCCTATATATAGGCAAATTCTAAAAGAAGTGGCTAAAGGATATCAATTTGTAGCATGTGATAAAACAAATAAAATAATTAGAATTAAAAATGGAAAACCAGCATGAGTAAAAACATAGTAATTGTAGGAGCGGGAGTAGCAGGTGTAAATGCTGCTACTAAATTAGTAGATAATAACTTTGATGGTAAAATTACTATCATTGATATGGGTAAAGACCCATACAGAAGACCTTATGAAGAAGTAATGACGGGATTCCTCGGTGCAGGGGGCTGGAGCGATGGTAAACTAACCTACCACACTGCTATTGGTGGTCATCTTTCTAAGTATACGGGTGATGAAAAAGCAATGGAGTTGATGGATCAGGTGATTGAAAATTTCAAACGATTCCACCCTAAACCAGAAGAAGTGCAATGTTCTAACCCTGTAGCTGAGCCCGATTTTATTAAACCATATTTTGGATTAAGATTATTCCCAGTATGGCACGTTGGTACTGATTATTTACATGAAATTGGTAAAAATTGGTATAATTTTTTAGTTGATAATGGTGTAGAATTTTTATGGGAAACTAAAGTTACAGATATTGATTTTGATAATCAAGAATTATTTATAGGTGAAGAGGAAGTATATGTAAATCCTAAAAATTGGCCTATTAGTTATGATACTCTTATTTTTGGTGTAGGTAAATCAGGTATTGATTTTGGGAAACAATTATCTGAAAAATATGATCTTCCTACTGAACCTAAACCAGTTCAAATTGGGGTTAGATTTGAAGCACCCCAAAAACATTTCCAAAAATTGATTGATGTTTCTTACGATTTTAAATTATATAGAAAATATGAAGATAAAGGAGTATCGCTCAGGAGTTTCTGTACTAATAACAATGCTGCCTACGTTGCAGTTGAGGAAACTTATGGCGACCACAGCTATAATGGACACGCTAAAAAAGATGAGTCGTTCCGAAATGATATGACTAATTTTGGTATTCTAATGGAAGTTAGAGGTATTGAAAAACCATTTGATTGGTCTAGAGAAGTAGTAAATAAACTACAGAAAAATGGTACTGGTTTATATTATAGCCCAAGTAGAGAACCATCTACAACATCTGAAGGTATAGATGTATCAGCAGTTAAAGTAGATACACTACATGAAATATCTAAAGCAATGCAACCATATTTTGGTTATGTTTATGATTTTATTGAGGATATGAAAAAAGTATTCCCCACACTTAAAGATGATTGGGGTATTTATGTTCCTGAAGTAAAGTATCTTTCACCTGAACCCTTAGTTAATTATGATAATTTATCTTTAACTAAATTTCCAAATGTTCATTTTGTAGGTGATGCTTTAAGTGCTAGAGGTATTACAGTATCAGGATCTCAAGGTACACTTGTTGCCGAGAAAATTTTGGAGAACAGTAAAAAAAGTCGTATATTTAACCAAACTAAATTAGAAAAAGTATGAGTATAGAATCAGGTCAAAAATTCCCACAATCAAGAAGATTAAAAAAAGCAGATGGAACTGTTGCTTATGTATGGGATGGAAAATTACATAATTGGGAAGGCCCAGCTTTAATTCCAGAAGGAAATGAAAGAAAAGCTGAATATTATCTTTATGGAATTCAAAAAACAAAAGAAGATTGGAGTGAATTAAGAAGACAAAGAGAAGGTGTTCCTTTTTATAAAAATCAATCAATGAAAAATAAACTATCAGATTATAGAAATTAATGAAGAGAGAAGCAGTTATTGTATCTGGTTATTTTAATCCACTTCATGTTGGACATTTAGAATTGTTTGAAAAAGCATCTAGTGAGGGTAATTTTTTAATTGTTATTGTTAATTCAGATTTACAAAGAGAATTAAAAGGTTCAAAAAAATTTATGCCCGAAGATGAAAGATTAAAAATAATTAAATCTATTAAAGGAGTAGGAATGGCCTTAATTTCTATTGATCAGGATTCAACTCAAAATCAAACATTAAGATATTTACACAATGAATATAGTAATACTTGGGATTTAAATTTTGCAAATGGGGGTGATCAAACTAATGAAACTATACCAGAAAGCGTGACTTGTAATGAATTAGGCATTACATTGATAGATGGATTAGGTGATAAAATACAATCAAGTAGTTGGTTATTAAATAAGTAATATGAAAATAGGTTTATGTGGTACAATGAGTGTAGGTAAAACTACATTAGTTAATGCTTTAAAAGAAACAGATCAATTTAAAGAATATATGTTTAGAACAGAGCGTTCTAAATTTTTAATGGAGCAAGGTATTCCACTTAATACTGATTCTACATTAAAAGGTCAAACTGTGTTTCTAGCAGAACGTTGTGCCGAATTAATCCAACCTAATATTATTACAGATAGAACAGTATTTGATGTTATTGCTTTTACTTTAAATGCTAAATCAATTCACCATAGTGATAAAGAATCATTTGAAAATTATGCGAAAGAATTTATTAGAGAATATGATCATATTTTTTATATTTCTCCTCATGGGCTTGCTATTGAAGATAATGGTGTAAGAGAAACTGATGAGCATTATAGAGATATAATCGATTTTACTATTACTACTTTAATTAAAAGATATAGCCATTTATGTGATAATATCAATCAAATATCTGGATCTACAGATGAACGTATTCAACAAATATTGAATATTACTGGTCTTTAACATATTTATAATAAAACCTATTATAATGAAAAAATCAGAATTAACTACTTTTATTAAAGAAGAAATTTTAAGCACTTTAAATGAAAGTCCTTCATCTGAAGAAGTAAGAATGGCTAAACAAGCTGTAAGCAGATTCATGAAATACAGAAATGTAGGGCAAGATGAAGCTATTCGTGATTTAAAAAATGCTTTAGATGTTTTAGAATCATCCATGGAAGAAGCAACAATTGAAACTTCACCTGAAGATTTAGCTAAAGTAAAACAAACAGCAGATAAAGACGATGTAATTAAAGTTACAGAAGAAGATGAGGATGCACCTGCTGGAGATTCTGAAATAGAAAAAAAAGCTTCTAAACAAGACCAAGTAATAAATAATTATAAAAGGTTACAAAAAGATTTAAAAAAACATCTTGAAATGTATAAAGATGCTGAAGGAGATTCAGCTAAAAAAGCAGCACTACAGATGATGAAAAAAATATCTCAAAGTGCAGAATATTTAGATGCTAAAGCTAAATATGAGAAATTAAAACAAGTTAAATAATAAGTTATGTTTAAATGGTTAAAGAAAAATTATCCATTATTCGTTATAATAGGAGCATGCATTTTAGTCTATCATTTCTTTGGTGAAAGAGAAGACTATGTAAATGAATATAATGCTAAAATAGAAGCATTAGAAGCAAAAGTAGATTCTCTCCACAGTGAAAATGATGAATTAGTAAATGAATCTAAGCTACTAGAAGTTAAAATAGCTGAATATGATGCTAAAATTAATAAACTTAACGTAAGAATAAATGTTATCAAAAATGAAACAAAGCAAAAAGTTGATGCTGTTGATTTCTTTGGTGATGATGAGCTTGAACGTTTTTTCGCAGAACGCTACAGACACATCCTCGAAGGACAGCACCAAGATTCAATTAACTAAACCTGTTGCCAAATTGGTAATTAAAGATCTTATCCAATTTGATGGGTTAGGGTCTGAAATAGAAACAATGCAATTGGTTTTGACTGAAACTAATAATAAATTATTATCACAAACTGATTTAGTTACAAATTTGAGATTGCAAATTAATAATTACGAAGGTATTATTAATCAGCAAGCTAATCAAGTAGCTTTATCTAGAGAATTAACTGCAAGATTAGAAGCTGATTTAAAAAAGCAAAAATTAAAAAATAAATTAACTATGGGTGCAGGTATAGTAGGTGTGGTAGCTGCAGTATTATTAGTAAAGTAAATGTCCGAAATAAAAAAAGTAATACGTCAAGAATATCTTAGATGTGCTAAAGACCCAGTTCACTTTATGCGCAAATATTGTTATATTCAACACCCACAAAGAGGACGCATACAATTCAATCTTTACCCATTCCAAGAAAAAGTATTAACATTAATGAGAGATAATCCCTATTCGATTATCTTAAAATCTAGACAGTTAGGTATTTCTACTTTAACAGCTGGTTATTCTTTATGGTTAATGTTATTTGCTAAGGATAAAAATATTCTTTGTATTGCTACAAAACAAGAAACAGCAAAAAACATGGTTACAAAGGTAAAATTTATGTATGAAAATTTACCTTCATGGTTAAAAGTAGATGCAGATGAAAATAATAAATTAACTTTAAGATTAAGAAATGGATCCCAAATTAAAGCCACTTCAGCAAGTTCAGATGCAGGTAGATCAGAAGCAGTATCTTTACTGTTAATTGATGAGGCAGCTTTTATTGATAATATTGGAGAAATTTGGGCCTCAGCTCAACAAACATTAGCAACTGGTGGTGGATGTATTGCATTATCTACTCCTTATGGTACTGGTAATTGGTTTCACCAAACATGGGCAAGAGCGGAGGCAGCAGAAAATGAATTTTTACCTATTAAATTACCTTGGTATGTCCATCCAGAACGAGACCAAGCATGGAGGGATAGGCAAGATGAATTATTGGGTGATCCTAGAATGGCAGCTCAGGAATGTGATTGTGATTTTAGTACTTCTGGTGATATAGTATTTTATCCTGAATATATTGAATATTATGAAAAATCTTATATTAAAGAACCATTAGAAAAACGAGGAGCTGATCAAAATTTATGGGTTTGGGAATCACCTGATTATACTAGAGATTATATTGTAGTAGCGGATGTTTCAAGAGGAGACGGAAAAGACTATTCAGCATGCCATGTAATTGATGTTGCTAATAATGTACAAGTAGCGGAATATAAAGGTCAAATTGGTACTAAAGATTATGGGCATTTATTAGTTGGCTTAGCTACTGAATATAATGAAGCAATGTTAGTAATAGAAAATGCTAATATTGGTTGGGCAACTATACAAGTTGCTATTGACAGACAATATCCTAATCTCTACTATTCACAAAGGAGTGACTCCCCAAATGCTGATTCGTATTTTGATAAGTATCAAGACCACTCCAAAATGGTAGCTGGTTTTACAATGTCTTCTAGGACTAGACCTATGGTAGTAGGTAAATTTCAAGAATACATTAGTGATAAAGGAGTAACAATTCAATCTAAAAGATTGATAGAGGAAATGAAAGTATTTATTTGGCGTAATGGAAGAGCAGAAGCACAATCAGGATATAACGATGATTTAGTTATGTCTTTTGGTATTGCAATGTATATTAGGGATACAGCTTTAAAGTTAAGACAACGTGGTTTAGATGCTACAAGAAATGCTTTAAATAATATAAAAGTAAATAGAACAGCGTATCAAGGTGGTTATTTCTCTAGTGGAAATGATAATCCCTATCATATTGATACACAAAACGGAAATAAAGAAGATATTACTTGGCTTTTATAGTAATATTTATAACAATAACTATATACTATGGCAGATACAGGCTTATTTAGTAGATTAAGAAGATTATTTTCAACTGACGTAATTATTAGAAACGTTGGTGGAGACCAAATTAAAGTAATAGATAGTAGTGCCATTCAAACCAATGGACAATTACAAACTAATTCATTAATTGATAGATATAATCGTTTATATTCTACAAACCCCTCATCATTATATGGGGCTCAATTTAATTTTAATTACCAATATTTAAGACCCCAATTATATTCAGAATATGATGTAATGGATCAAGATGCAATTATTGCCTCTGCTTTAGATATTATAGCTGATGAATCAACATTAAAGAATGATATGGGTGAAATATTATCTATTCGTTCTAATAATGAAGCAATTCAAAAAATACTTTATAATTTATTTTATGATGTATTAAATATTGAATTTAATTTATGGGCATGGGTTAGACAAATGTCTAAATTTGGAGATTTTTTCTTAAAACTAGAAGTAGCAGAAAAATTTGGTGTTTATAATGTAATACCTTATACTGCTTACCATATTAGTAGAGAAGAAGGATTTAATTCTGAAAACCCATCAGATGTAAGATTTAGATATGACCCTAATGGTTTAGTAAATCCAAGTTCAGGAATGTATTCTACTAATAATAGATCACAAACTGAAAATGGTATTTTCTTTGACAATTATGAAATGGCTCACTTTAGATTAATTGGGGATACTAATTATCTTCCTTATGGTCGTTCATATATTGAACCAGCTAGAAAATTATTTAAACAATATACGTTAATGGAAGATGCAATGTTAATTCATAGAATTGCTCGTGCTCCTGAAAAACGTATTTTCTATATGAATGTTGGATCAATTCCTCCAAATGAAATAGATGCATTTATGCAAAAAACTATTTCAAACATGAAACGTACTCCTTATTTAGACCAAAAAACAGGGGAGTATAACATGAAATATAACATGCAAAACATGATGGAGGATTTCTACATCCCAGTTCGTGGAAATGATACTACAACAAAAATCGAAACTACTAAAGGATTAGATTATGATGGTATTCAAGATGTTGAATATCTAAGAGATAAATTATTTGCAGCACTTAAAATTCCTAAAGCATTTTTAGGATATGATGAAACTACAGAAGGTAAAGCCACATTAGCTGCTGAAGATATTAGATTTGCTCGTACTATTGAACGTTTACAACGTATTATGGTTTCCGAGCTTAATAAAATTGCATTAGTTCACTTATATGCTCAAGGGTATAGAGATGAAGCATTGACTAATTTTGAAATTTCAATGCAAACACCATCAATTATATTTGAACAAGAAAAAATTGAATTATTAAAATCTAAAACAGAATTAGCTCAAACATTAAAAGAACAAAAAATCATGCCTACTGATTGGATTTATGATAATATCTATCATCTATCAGAAGATCAGTATGATGAAATGAGAGATTTAATGAGAGAGGATGCTAAACGAACATTTAGATTAACACAAATTGAAGCAGAAGGAAATGATCCTGTTGCAACAGGTAAATCATATGGTACTCCTCATGATTTAGCTTCATTATATGGTAAGGGTAGAATGTATTCAGACCCAGGTAATGTACCCCCAGGATATAATGAAGACGCTGATTTAGGAAGACCTAAAGATTCTATTTCAAATATTAATAAACAAGATAGTAACTTTGGAAAAGATCGTTTAGGTGTTAAACGTATGAAAGATACTGATAAAAATGATTCAAGAGATAGTAGAACAGATACAAATAAAAGCGGATTAGCATTGGAAACTGCTCAAACTACATTTTTAAAGAACAAAGATATGTTTAAGAAAATGAATAAAAAACAGTTAGTTTTTGAGCAAAATGAAGATGATACATCACTCCTTGATGAAAAACAATTAAAGGAATAAATCTTTTCTAATATTTATAAATAAATATATTTTTTAATGAAAATAAAACACTCCAAGTACAAGAATACAGGTATCCTTTTTGAGCTTTTAGTGCGTCAGATTACTGCTGATACATTAAAAGGAGGGGACTCTCCAGCAATAAGTATATTAAAAGAATACTTTGTAAAAACTTCCTTAGGTCGTGAATATAAGTTATACGAATCAATTTTAAAATCAAAGGTTTTAAATGAAGGAAGAGCTAATATTGTAATTTCTACTATATTAGAATCGTCTCAAAAATTTAATAGAGCTTCTTTAAGAAAACAAAAGTATAATTTAATTAATGAAATTAAAAAACATTATAACCTAGATGTTTTCTTTGGTTCTAAAATTAAAAATTATAAAGAATTAGCTGCTTTGTATACATTAATTGAAGGATATAATGCTGATGAAGCTAGTGATTCAAGCCAATTAATTGAAAATAAAATTACTTTATTAGAGCACTTAACTAAACAAGAAGTTAAAGAAGAAGAAGTTAAAGAAGATGTTCTTAAAGAATTCCAAACATATGATAAAGATTTAAGAATACTTACTTATAAAGTTCTTTTAGAAAAATTTAATTCTAAATATGAAAATTTATCTAAAGAACAAAAACAAGTACTTAAAGAGTTTATCAATTCAGTAGACTCAACTCCAGGATTAAGAGATTTTTATAATTCTAAAATAGTAGAATTAAAATCAACATTAGCTGAAGTAAATAAAAATGTTAAGGATAAAGCTATCCAAATTAAAATCCAGGAAGTAGCTAAATATTTAGTTGAATTAAATAAAACAGCTAAAGTTTCTAACGATAATTTAGTTGATTTGTTACAATATTTTGAATTAGTAAAAGAAATTAAAGTAGCAAATGCAGTACAAGTATAAACTTAAAGAAATGTCTAAAACTGCTTCTCCTGAAGCAGCGGCAAAGGAACTTGAACGTAAAGAAGGGGAACCTTTTAAAATCGGTCAAGTATCTTATAGCCCCGATGGGACATCTAAATCTACTATTTATAAAATTGATGATACTACAGGTGCAGTTAGTTGGAGAATAGAACAATTACCTGGGTATGATAAAATGTTTGAAGAATTAGATGATCTAGTAGACATAGCTAAAAGAACTGCTTCAAAATCTAAGGATGATCCTAAATTTAGAGATTTTTATGATCAAATCCGTCAAATAAGAAACCAAGTTAGAACCCATATTAGAAAAGAACATCCAGAAATTTACGATAGAATACAAATGAGGATGGCCGAAGGAATTAATGACCATCTTGATTTAGTCCATGTTTATGATAAAGATGGAAAAATGTATGGTACAGGTTCAGTTGAAAAAGTAGAAGGAGATAAAACATTTGTTAGGTTTGATGGTAGTACTGTTAAAAGATTTCCTAGTGATAGAGTAAAACCAGTAAAAGAAGCTTATAGTGGTTTTCTAAGGAACCCAGAGGATCCAGATTCAATACCATTTAATCCAACAGGAGCAGTAGCTGAATTTAGAGAAGATTTAAGAGCATTATTTGGTAAATTTAAAGGTGAATTAAATAATCGTGAATTTATAGGAGGAGTAGCTGAAGTAATGGTTAACTGGAAATCACTTTTAAGAAGCCAACTAAAAGAGGCATTAAATGTATCTAGAGATAAATTAAATCAACTCGCTATGAATATAGGGTTTGAGGAATTTGCTAAAACAATTTTAATGTTAAGAGATGAAAATCTTTTAGATGATATAGTTGATGCTATGAAAATGTATCAAGATGGTAATACTAGTTACTATAATCCAGATGTTTTAAAAGAAAAAGAAGTAGAAGAAATGTCTACATCAGCTGGAGCAGGTTCTTATTTAACTAAATATGCTTTTAAATTACCTAAAAAGCAAAAAAAATTACCTGAAGGTACTTGTGGGTATGATACAGATGCTAAATCAGGAAAAAAATTAAAAACCCCAGGAGGATTAAAAGAAAATGTTGGGGCAACATTAGGACCAGGTCCTAAAGCAGGCCCAGATGGAGTAAAAGATAATTATTATGTTACAAAATTCAAATACAAACTAGTGCCTAAAGACAAAAATGGTAATTACGTTCAAAAAGGTAGTGGTTTAGAAGTAAAGAATTTTTAATATGTATAAGTATAGATTGATTGAACAAGAAGAGGACCAAGTAAAAAAGTTCCATGAAGAAAGAATCATGGCATTTGATACTATAGAGTCTCGTTTAGAAAATATTAAAAAAGAAATACGTCAAGCTAAAATTGAAACAATAAAATACTATAGAGAAAATCCAAAAAGTTTTGCTGTAGTCAAAGGAACAGATCTAATTAACGCTTATATAGACGATATTGAAACATTATTAAAACCAGGAGAATGAAAAACTCAGAACAATTATTTGAATCAGTAAAAAAAGGATTAATCAATGAAAATTACATTGATTTAAAACCTATTAATAACCTTGAACCTACAGCAAAGGCAGAATTTGAAAATAAATTTGCTGAGTATTTAGCTGAAGAAGCTAAAGCTGTAGAGAAAAAACCTTCTAAAGAAGTAGAAGAAGTAGCAGAAAGCAACTTTGATTATTCAGATGTTAAAAATTTAGATAACCAAATTGGTCAAGAAGTATTAAATGGTATTTATTTTGAAGCAAAACAAAACCCGGATAAAACTTTAGATGAAATTAGAGAAATGGTATCTAAAAATTTAGCTAAAGATGGTCAATACTATATGAACAATGCTATGTTCGGTGTTGAAGGTTTAGGAGCTAAAACTATGAAATCTGAAGAAGTTTCTGGTAAGCATAAAGAAAGTGGTTACTCAGATAAATTAAAAGAAGTAGTTAAAGAATCTTTAATGGGTGGTACAACAGAAGTTGTAAAAGAAGAAGAAGAAGAAAAGAAAGAAGATAAACCTAAAAAAGCTAAAAAAGCTAAAAAAGAATCTTTAGATAATGATTTAGCTGAAATTGATAAACAAGCTCAAATTGTAGCTTTAGAAGCTAAATTAAATAAATTAGACGAAGTTATTGAAACTAAAATGCAACGCATTAATATGATTTCTGAAGATGATAACTTATCTGAATTAATAGATAAGAAAAAAATGAAAGCCATGCAAAAGGAAATTAAGCTTTTAGAAAAGAAAAAAGGCAAGATGGAGAAAATGTATGAAAAAATGTGTGGTAAAAAATACCAAAGAGAAGAAATCGTAGACGAAATCGTTGATTCAGTAGAAACTGAAGAAGTACAGCTAGAAAATGAGTAAGAAATTACTAATAGAAACGCATACCTTTAAGGCAAATCCTATTCAATTAACTGAAAATGTTAATAAAGAGAATGGGAATTTGCTTGTTGAGGGTATTTTAGCAACTGCTGAAGTAAAAAATGGCAACGGTAGGTATTATGCTAGAGATTTATGGGAACGTGAAATGGATAAGTATTCTCAACTTATTGAAGAAAGACGTGCTATTGGAGAATTAGACCACCCAGAATCATCAGTTATAAATTTACAAAACGTATCACACATTATTTCAGAATATTGGTGGGATGGAGATAACGTAATGGGTAAAATAGAAATTTTACCTACTCCATCAGGTAATATTTTAAAAGAAATAATTAAAGCAGGTGTAACTGTAGGTGTTTCATCTCGTGGTATGGGTTCATTAGAACAAAATGGTAATGTAATGGAAGTACAAGATGACTTCGAATTATTATGTTGGGATTTTGTTTCTACACCTTCTAATCCAGGTTCATTTATGAAAACATTAAATGAAGGAAAAGAAACTATTACCTACGATTATACTAATGTTAACAACATTGTAAGAGAAATTCTTTGTTCTAAAGGATTTTGTCCTGTTTGTTAATTTTATAGAATCCCCATATACGTATAACCGTAATACACCATCTCTTATATGGTGTCAACAAATGTAAAACTTTCCTATTACGGTTCCTAATAACCGTATTTCACAAATTTAAATTTTGCGATTATGTCTAACAACAGAGATTTGCTTAAAGAAGCAATTGCTGATGCTAAAGCGGTTAAAGAAACTGCCATAGCAAACGCTAAAGCTGCTTTAGAAGAAGCATTTACTCCTCATTTAAAAGATATGTTAGCTGCTAAACTAGAAGAAATGGACAAAGAAGATGACAAAGTTGAAGAGTACGGTAAAAAGTACGAAGAAGACGATGTCAAAAAAGAAGAAGTTTCTGAAGAAGTAGAAAACGTAGATGAAAATGAAGAAGTAAATGAATCTGAAGAAGTTGATGAAGAAATCAACTTAGATGAATTACTTGCAGAACTTAATGAAGACGAAGAAATCAACGAAGATAAAATCGAAGAAACTGAAGAAGTAACGGAAAATGAAGAAGTAACTGAATCTGAAGAAATCGAAGAAGCTAAGGAAGAAGTTTCCGAAGTAGAAGAGGTTAAAGAAGAAGAAGTTAAAGAATCAGAAGAAGTAACTGAATCAGAAGAAATCGAAGAATCTGAAGAAATTGAGGAATCGGAAGAAGTAACTGAAGCTGAAGACGACGACGCCAACGAAGAAGAAGGCGAAGACGAAGAAGGTGAAGGTGAAATGGAAGATGAAGAAATTGATTTAGAAGATATGTCTGAAGATGATTTAAAAGGCTTTATTGAGGATGTAATTAAGGACATGGTAGAAGCTGGTGAATTAGAAGCGGGAGAAGAAATGGAAATGGATGGCGAAGAGTCAGAAATGGAAATGGATATCGACCTTGAAGATGATGCAGCTCCTATGATGGAGAAAAAAGACGAAGACAAAAAGAAAGAGGAAGTAAAGGAAGAAGAAATTAACGAAGAAGAAGTTAATGAAGAAAAAGTAGAAGAAAGCAATGAGCTTGAAACTGCTTTAGCTGAAGTTGAGGAACTTAGAAAGGAACTTAACGAAGTTAACTTATTAAACGCTAAACTACTTTATACTAACAAAATCTTTAAGTCTAAGAATTTAACTGAAGACAAAAAAGTTAAAGTGCTTAAAGCATTTGACAAAGCGTCTACAGTAAAAGAAGCTAAAGTTATTTTTGAAACATTAAATGAAGGAATTACAGCTAAAAAAGCTAAGCCATCAATTAATGAAGTAAAAGGTAGCGCTTCAAAAGCAACAGGAATTGCTCCAGTTGCTAAACAGCCGATTGTTGAAAATGATGCATTTAGAAGAATGCAACAATTAGCTGGTATAATTAAAAATAATTAATTTTAACCCTATTTAAAACTTTTAAATCATGAGTTTACAAACTTTATTAGAAAGTGCAAACCCATATCACTCAGTACAAAGCGACGCTGCTAGATTGGCTGAAAAGTGGGAAAAAACAGGTTTATTAGAAGGTTTAGGTGGTGCTTCCAAAAATAACATGGGAATCATCCTTGAAAACCAAGCTAAACAACTTGTAGTAGAGTCTTCACAAACAGGTGGAGGTAGCTCTATTGGTGGGTCAGTATTTGGATCAGGTAACGCTGGTGAGCAATGGGCTGGAGTAGCTCTTCCACTAGTAAGAAAAGTATTTGGTCAAATTGCTGCTCAAGAATTCGTTTCAGTACAACCTATGAACTTACCTTCAGGTCTTGTATTCTATCTAGATTTCCAATACGGAACAGATAAGGATCCATTCTCTAACGGTTCGTCAATGTACGGTGGTGTTGAAGGATTCGCTTCAAATGACACTTCAGGTGGTCTTTACGGAGCGGGAAGATTCGGTTACTCAATCAATAACACTGGTTCAGTAGCTGTAACACACACTTCAGAATCAGCTTTATGGTCAGATATGAACTATGAAGAAGGATTTGGTGGTGCAGATTCATACTTAAAATTCTCAGTAGAAACTGCTTCATTACCAAACGCTGATTTAGATGGTGTAAGAGGATTCTCATTAGTATCAGGTTCAGCTGTTTCACTTCCTGCTTTCACTAAGCATGTAGGTGGAGACGTTGTATTCATCGTACCAACTGGTAGTATTACTGACGGTGGTGATGTAGACGTAACTTACCAGTTACAACCAGTTGATAACTTAAGAGGTGATTTCGAAGACGGAAATGCAGCATTAAATGCTTCTAACTCTGCTTCAATTTCAATCCCTGAAATCAACGTACAGATGAAATCATCTGCTATCGTAGCTAAAACAAGAAAGCTAAAAGCTGTTTGGACTCCTGAGTTCGCTCAAGATCTTAACGCTTACCACGCTTTAGACGCTGAAGCTGAATTAACTTCAATCTTAAGTGAGTACATTTCATTAGAAATTGACTTAGAAATCTTAGATATGTTAATTGAAAACGCTTCTGGTGGTACTGAAGTATGGTCTGCTGTTAACAACAGAAGATTATCTTCTGCAAATACTTTTGCTACTGATTTAGGATTCTTTAATACTCAAGGACAGTGGTTCCAAACTTTAGGAACTAAAGTTCAAAAGTTAAGCAACAAAATTCACCAGAAAACTTTAAGAGGTGGAGCTAACTTTATGGTATTATCTCCAAAAGTATCTACAATTATCGAATCTATTCCAGGATTTGGTGCTGATGTAGATGGCGATGTAGAAAAATCATCTTATGCATTCGGTGTACAAAAGATCGGAGCAATGGGTGGTGGAAAAATTAAGGTATACAAAAACCCTTATATGACTGAAAACCAAATCTTATTAGGATTTAGAGGATCTCAGTTCTTAGAAAGTGGTGCTGTATTTGCTCCTTATATTCCATTAATCATGACTCCTCTAGTATACGATCCAGATACTTTCACTCCAAGAAAAGGATTGTTAACTAGATACGCTAAGAAAATGGTAAGACCAGAATTCTACGGATTAATCCAAATCGAAGGTTTAGATACTATCTAATAGATATTTAAACATTTCTTAATAAATTAACCCGGTCTTTGACCGGGTTTTTTTATCCTTTTAATATTTATAACCAACAACGTTTTATGGGTACTATACTTATCTCATTATCTACTTATATTGGAATTTACCCGTATCTTAACGTATTATCACTGTTTGCTTTAATCATTTGTATAACCCCTAATTTAATAAGTCTATGGCGTCAAAACCGCACACAGACGAAGTTTATCGTCCAAAGAGGATTCCAAAGAATCCAATTAAGTTCAAATTACAACTTAATGAAGAACAAAAAGAAGCGAAAGCAGTTATACTCCAAAATACAATCACCTTATTAGCAGGTGGGGCTGGAAGTGGAAAAACACTTTTAGCATGTAATGTTGCATTAGATGGTCTTTTAAGAAGACAATATGATAAAATAATCATTACACGTCCTACAGTATCAAAAGAAGAAATAGGATTTTTACCTGGAGATTTAAGAGAAAAAATGGATCCATGGGTTCAGCCTATTTACCAAAACTTCTTTGCCTTATATGATAAGGTTAAAATTGAAAAACTAATAGAAGATGGTAAAATAGAAATTGTACCTGTATCATTTATGCGAGGTAGAACATTTCTAGAATCAATGATCATTGTTGATGAAGCACAAAACGTAACTCATGAACAAATGGAAATGATTACATCTCGTATTGGTTTAAGAAGTAAAATGATGATTTGTGGAGACCAACATCAAACGGATTTAAAGAAAAAATCTGAATCTGGATTTAAATTTTTATATGCTGCGGCTAGAAAAATTAAAAACTTAGAAGCTATTACTTTACATAGTAATCATAGAGATCCTATTGTAGAAGATTTATTACAATATTATCAAGATGCAGTAGAAAAAGGTATATCAATAACTACCTCAGGTTCCTATATTTATAATAATAAGAATTAATTTAATATTTATAACAAAATTTAAATATGGCTAATATTCCCATATATGATGGTAACCCTAGTTGGGATTCAGCAGCAGTCCCATTTGGCTTCTATAACCTTGATGCTGACTTTCAAGGAGATGCGGTTAAAGTTGCTAAATTCTGTGCCCAAAGACTAGGTTATCCATTAGTAGACGTCGAGTTACAATCAGGTTCTTTCTTTACTGCATTTGAAGAAGCAGTAACTACTTATGGAAATGAATTGTATGCTCATATTATTAGAGATAATCAATTATCTTTAGAAGGATTATCAACTGGTAGTAATTTAAATACTAGTATTATAACTCCTAACTTTGAACCTATTGTAAGATTAACAGAACAATATGGTGCTGAAGCAGGTAGTGGAGGAAATGTACCTCATTATACTGGTTCATTTGTAATGACAGCAAGTCAACAAGATTATGACTTAGCACAATGGGCATTAGATCAAGGTATATCTGGTAGTATAGAAGTTAAAAGAGTATTTTATCAAGCATCCCCAGCAATTACAAGATATTATGATCCTTATGTAGGAACTGGATTTGGTACTCAAAATATGTTTGATAGTTTTGGATTTGGTAGTATGAGCCCTGCTATTAACTTCTTGATGATGCCTTTAAATTTTGATTTACAAGCAATTCAAGCAATTGAATTAAATGATCAAGTTCGTAGATCTCAATATAGCTTTGAATTAAAAAATAATAAATTAAGAATATTTCCAGTTCCATCTTCAGGTAGTAGAAATTATTGGTTTGAATATATTGAAAGAGAAGAAAGAATATCTGGAAGTGTTAGTGATAGTCCAGGCGATGTTACTAATGTATCTAATACTCCTTATTCTAATCCTACTTATGCTCAAATTAATAGTGTAGGAAGACAATGGATATTTGAATACACATTAGCATTAGCAAAAGAAATGCTAGGATACGTAAGAGGTAAATATAGTAATATCCCAATTCCAAATGCTGAAGTAACATTAAACCAATCTGATTTAATTACAGCGGGAACTGCAGAAAAAGCATCATTAATAGAAAGATTAAGAGGATATTTTGATGAAACTTCTCGTAAATCATTATTAGAAAGACGAGCACAAGAAGCAGAATTTAAACAAACGGAATTAAAACAAGTTCCGTACACAATTTATATAGGATAGTATGGCAATGTTTGGTCGCTCACGAGATGTGAGTTTAATAAGAGGACTTAATAGGGAGCTATTACATGATATTATTACACAGCAAGCTGCCTTTTACAAATATAAACTAGAGGAAACTATAGTTAATTTGTATGGCGAAGCATCAGGTGAAAAATATTATGATGGTCCTTTCTTATTTAATTGTCTTATTAACAGACAGGATCCAACTTATCCTGATATAGATGAAGGGGTAGGATTTTCTCAAAATATATCATTTGCATTTTTAAGAGATGATTTAGTAGATGCTAATGTAGTACCTGAAGTAGGAGATATTTTATTATATCAAAAATCATATTATGGTGTTGATTCAGTAGTTGCAAACGAATATTTTGTAGGTAAAAATCCATCATATCCTAATAATAACTCTGATGGTACTCCTAATCCTCTTAATCCTGGATTAGAAGATTTTGGAGTTAATTTATCTATTATTTGTAACACATATAAAATACCTGCTGATAAAGTAGCTATTTCACCTTATAAAGAAAGATTTTAATGCCTAATTTTAAACCATATCCTAAAAAACAAGAAGAAATTAGCAAAAGCTTAGTTAAGCCTTTTGATGCTAAAAGGGGTAATCCTAATAAAGATTTAAATCCAAATAAATCTCAAACTGGAATTGAATTTAATAGATCAACTAAAATTAGTCAAAAGAAAGATACTTCAAAACAATTTTCAGTTGGTATCAAGGATATTGATGAAGCAGTATTTTATTATTTTAATAATGTTATAAAACCATTTGTATATCAAAATGGTGAAAGAAGATCAGTTCCTATTATCTATGGTAATCCTGAAAGATGGAAATCATTTCAAAGAGATGGATTTTATAGAGATAAAGGTGGATCTGTAATGTTACCTATTATTGTAATTAAAAGAGATACTATTACAAAAGATAGAACATTATATAATAAATTAGATGCTAACTCACCTAATGCTAATTTATATGCAGGATTCCAAAAAACATTTAATAAAAAAAATACTTACAATAATTTTAATTTATTAAATAACAGAGTCGCTACTAAAGAATTTAATGCTGTAGTTGTTCCTGATTATCTTAATATAACTTATAGTTGTATTATACAGACATATTATATGGAACAATTAAATAAAGTAATTGAAGCAGTAGAATATGCTTCTGATTCATATTGGGGTGATCCTGAAAGATATAAATTTAATGCTCGTATTGACCAATTTACAACCGCAGTAGAAATAACAGCTGATAAAGATAGATTAGTAAAGGGTACATTTAATATTAATTTAAGAGGTTATATTGTTCCTGATGTAATTCAAAAAGATTTAAATGCAATTAAAAAATTCAATTCAAAATCTAAAATTACAATTACTTCAGAAACAACTGGAAATATTAATAATGTTCCGTGATAATCTAAATTAGGGTTTTTATATTATCATACAATGAAAGTTTTATTTATAGCACCACATTTAAGTACAGGAGGAATGCCTGCGTTTTTATTAAAACGTATTGAGGCAATACAAAAATATACTGATTTTGAAGTCCATGTTATAGAATGGAAAAATGTAAGCCCAGAGTATATTGTTCAAAAAACCCAAATCCAAAAATTAGTAGGGGATAATTTTACTTCTTATAATGGGGATATAGAACAACAAAAAGGTATTGTAGATTATTGCAACAAAAATAAAATAGATATAATTCACATTGAAGAAATTCCAGAGGGATTTGACAAAGGAAATGAATTTAATATTGATATTCAAAAAGAATTATATAATAAAAAACATCCTTGGAAAGTAGTTGAAACTTGTCACAATATTTACTTTAATCCTGATGAAAATAAAGTTTTTGAACCTGATGGATATGCATGTGTAACACCCCACCACATTGATACTACTTTTAAAAATAAAAAAACCCCTAAATCATTAATAACCTTCCCAATTGATCCCTCTATTTCTCCTTACGAGTCTAAAGAGGAAATATTATCATCTAGAGGATGGTTAACTAAAGGTGAATTTCATATTGTAAATGTAGGACTTTGGACCCCAGGTAAAAATCAGGGGTATGCAGTAAAATTAGCAAAACAATTATGGGAAAAATATCGTTGGACTTATATTTTTCATTTTGTAGGAAATCAAGCACCCAATTTTTCTCATTATTGGGAACCTATAATGTTAGAAGGTTTACCACCTAATGTATTTGTTCATGGTGAACAAGCAGATACTGATTATTACATGAAAATGTCAGATTTAATGTTATTTACTTCAACTTGGGAGTGCAATCCTATTGTCTTAAAAGAAGCTATTTCTAATAACATTAAAATAATGGCTTTTGATTTAGACCACTATGGAGAAGAATATGTTCCTTTTATAGTCCCCTTAACAGGAAATCAAAATACAGATTATGCAAATATAATAGATACAATACATTCTCCTATTAAGTATGATAAATCTGATATAGAAAATAATGTCAAACATTTTGCTGAAAACCATATTAATTTCTACAGTTCTTTATTAAATGAAAAATAAAACTTTAATATCCTTTAATTATAGTCCCAAAGTAGAAATAGTAGGGGACAAAGAACAAGATTATTTTATAGAATTTATAGATTCTAGGAATAATAAAGTGGTTTATTCTACTACTATAAAAAATAATATGTGGACTAAATGTAGTCAAAAATGGCATATTCCTTGGGTAATTAAAGTAAATAATAAAATAGCTCATACTTTTAATTTAAAAGGCAAAGATGTTAAAATATCTTTATCATCTAAATCAGTAGGAGATACTTTAGCATGGGCTCCTCAAGCAATAGAATTTGCTAAAAAATATAAATGTAAAGTATCACTCTCTACTTTTCATAATGAATGGTTTAAAAATAACCCAGAATATAAAAATATAAAATTTGTAGCTCCAGGGGAAGAAGGAAAATATTATGCTTCTTTTACTATTGGTTGGTTTATGGGTGATAATAATAAATGGGATGTAGGATCATACCACCCAACTAGACCTAATACCATCCCTTTAATTCAGGCTGCAACAGATATTTTAAATTTACCTTATAAAGAAATAAATTATGGTATTGATTTTAAACCTAAAAAAAGACCTATTACTTCTAAATACATTTGTATAGGACCCCATTCAACTTCGGGTTTAAAAGAATGGCCCTATAATTATTGGGAAGAATTAGCAGGAATGTTAAATAGCAAAGGTTATAAAGTAGTAGATATATCATATGAAGACCATAATAAAAAAAATATTATTAATAAACCTAAATTATCTTGGGAAGATACATTTAATTATTTATACCATGCAGAATATTTTATAGGATTAGGCTCAGGTTTATCTTGGTTTAATTGGGCTATGGAAAAACCTACATTAATGATAAATAATTTTATTCCTTATGGATATGAATTTACAAAAGGTTTAACTAAAGTAGAAGATTATTCGGTGTGTAATAATTGTTGGGTTAATGATAATTATCAATTTGATAAAGGAGATTGGGATTGGTGTCCTGAAAATAAAAATACATCTTTACATCATATTTGCCATAAAGCAATTACACCTCAAAAAGTATTCAAAACACTATTTAAACTATTGGAATTTAAATAAACCTATATATATTTATAACAAAAGAAAGTATGAAGTTGTCAAAAGAAGAGTTGCAAGAATTACAATCTAATCAACAAGTAAGCAATGAAGTAATATTTGCTATTGGAGAATTAGAATTACAAAAAGCTGGATTAATTGATCAATTTAGAGAATTATCTCTTCAACAAAAAGATTTAGGCGATCAATTAACCAAAAAGTATGGAGATGGAAAAATTAACTTAAACACTGGAGAAATTGTTCCAATTGATTCCGAAGTTTCAGATAGTTCAGTTTCCTCTTAGTTCTTTAAAGAATTTTTTAATATTTATAACAAAATAAATAAATTAAACATATAAAATGGCAGAAACATTAATTTCACCTGGTGTATTGGCTCGCGAAAACGACCAATCTTTTATTCAAGGTCAACCCGTAGAAGCAGGAGCTGCTATCGTAGGACCTGCTGCTAAAGGTCCCGTAGGTATTCCTACATTAGTAACTTCATTTAGTGAATATCAAGCAGTCTTTGGTGGAGCCGTTACAAGTGGTTCCTCAGAATACACTTACTTGACTTCAATCTCAGCAAATAATTACTTTTCTCAAGGAGGAAGTTCATTATTAGTAACTAGAGTAGTATCTGGATCATTTAGCGGTGCAAGCTCCCATAAATTATACAATAATGCTGAAAGTGGTGTTATTGATACCGATGCTTCATTATCAGTAGCTTCAGGAGGAGAAGGTGGTACAGCTGGTACTTACACTGTTACTCCAACAGGATCAAGTGGTACAGGAGCAGTATTAAGTATTGTTACTAGTACAGGTAATGGTAAATTACTTGCAACTGGTTCTTATGAGAATGAAATTCAACAAAATACTGAATATGCTTTAAATACTGGATCAAATGCAAGTTTAGGGCCTATTAGCGATATTACCTCTTCTTTAAATGGAACAGGGGCTCAATTTAACCTAGAAATAAGCTCAGGTGTTGTTACAGGTATTACTTGTGTTGAAACAGGTAGTGGATATGTAGATGGAGAAATTATTACAATCCCTTCATCAGGATTACAATCATCAGTTGATTTAACATTTAGAATTGTTAACGCTTTAATGTTTGTTGAACCTACTTCAGTATCTGTTACTTCAGGAGGAAGCGGATATGAAGTTAGTGAAGTATTAAGTGTAGCAGGTGCTCAAATTGGATCTGCAAGTGATTTAACACTCAATGCATTAGGAGCTGCAGATGTAATTAATGGAGTACCATTTGAATTAACTACTTTATCTGAAGGTGAAATTATGAATAATTCAGGTTCAGAAGTAGGAAATGGAGCATTAGCTGAAGGATCAAAAGATAATGTAAGATGGGAAATTGCTTCTAATAATACAGGATCAGGAACATTTAGTTTATTACTACGTAGAGGAGATGATAGCCATAGAAATAAATCAATTCTTGAAACTTGGTCTAACTTATCATTAGATCCAAAGTCTCCAAATTATATTGAAAGAGTAATTGGTAACACAAGCTACTCAATTGAAGAAGATGGAGCTGATTCATATGTACGTTCTCAGGGTGAATATAACAATAAAAGTAAATACGTAAGAGTTTCTGCAGTAAATTATAAAACTCCAGATTATTTTGATAATGCTGGAAATGCGAAAGCACAATTTACTGCAAGCTTACCAATAATTTCATCAGGATCATTTAATGGTGCTGAAGGTCAATTATTTGGTGCAGGTGCTAAATTTTACGACCAAATCGATAGTGATATCCAAGGTTTAGGACAATTAGATTATACATCATCAATCCAATTATTAAACAATAAAGATGATTATAGATTTAATTTACTAACTGCACCTGGATTAAACCATTCAGATCATGCTACTGCAACTACTTTATTAGTTAGTACTGCAGAATCACGTCAAGATTGTATAGCAGTTATTGATTTAGATGGATACGGAACTAACATTGGTACTATGATTAGTAACGCTGCTTCATTTGATAGTTCATATGCTGCTACTTACTGGCCATGGTTACAAACAGTTGATCCAAATATTGGAACAGTTGTTTGGGTACCCGCTTCAGCAATGATCCCAGGAGTATATGCATTTACTGATAGATCAAGTGATGCTTGGTTTGCCCCTGCAGGTTTAACAAGAGGTGCTCTTGGTAACGTAACTAAGGCAGAAAGAAAATTAACTACTACAAATAGAGATTCATTATACGAAGCTAATATCAATCCAATAGCTACATTCCCAGGAAGTGGAGTTGTAGTATTTGGTCAGAAAACACTACAGAAAAGAGCTAGTGCATTAGATAGAGTAAATGTAAGAAGATTATTAATCCAACTTAAGAGCTTTATTTCTCAAACAGCTGATAATTTAGTATTTGAACAAAATACAATTGCTACAAGAAATATTTTCTTAAGCCAAGTTAATCCATACTTAGAATCAGTACAACAAAGACAAGGATTGTATGCATTTAAAGTAGTAATGGATGATACTAATAACACTCCAGATGTAATTGATAGAAATCAATTAGTAGGTCAGATTTATATCCAACCAACTAGAACAGCTGAATTTATTATGCTAGATTTCAATGTATTACCAACAGGAGCAGTATTTCCAGAATAAAAACTAAAAATTAGAATATTTATAATAAAATAAAAACATAAAATGGCAGTATTAGATCCAAACGAAATTTTTTATACGGCATTTGAGCCAAAACAAAAGAATAGATTTATTCTTTACATTGATGGATTTCCTTCGTACATTATGAAGGGTGTCGGAGCCGTATCTGTAACCCAAGGAACTGTGCCTTTAAACCATATTAACGTTCAACGTTATGTTAAAGGAAAAACAGTTTGGAATACAATCCAGTTCACATTATTTGATCCAATTACACCATCAGGTGCTCAAGCTGTAATGGAGTGGGTAAGATTACACCATGAATCAGTAACAGGTAGAGATGGATACAGTGATTTCTATAAAAAAGACTTGACTGTAAATGTATTAGGTCCTGTAGGTGATATCGTATCTGAATGGATTATCAAAGGTGCTTTAATTACTGAAGCTAACTTTGGTGAATTTAATTGGGATACTGAAAATGCTGCTCAAGAAATCACAATGACTGTACAACCAGATTATTGTGTATTAAATTTCTAAAAAACCCAACCCTCATACTTTTGAAAAATTGCTTGGCTTCGGTCAAGCTTTTTTTTATATTGAACGTCAATACTAAAAGGAATAGTTCTTTGACATTTAAAAATAATAAGATATGGAAAATTTAGAATTTGTTTTAGGTGTCCTGTCCACAGTAGGTATATTCTTAGTAGGGTATGCTTCGATAGGAGTGTTTAAGGTGAAAACCAAAGTTAGAGATGTTAACCAATCTGTAGATAATGCTTATTTAGCTATAGATGAAATCGGTAAAGATTTTAATAATGAAATTAAAGATTTACGATTAGATTACCAAAATCAAATTGATGATATTTATAGACAAATTGATTCAAGATTTGATAAGTTTGAAAATAGAATAAATAAATAATTAATAACCCGTTTTAAGAACTTTCCTTTTTAGTATTTATTAACGATAAAAACGTTTTAATTAAATAAAGATTATGCCCGAATTTAAATTCCCAACTGAAGAAATTGACTTACCCTCTAAAGGATTATTTTATCCTTCAGAGTCACCTTTGTCTAAAGGTAAAGTTGAAATTAAGTATATGACTGCTAAAGAAGAAGATATTCTATCAAATCAATCATATATTCAAAAAGGTACAGTATTAGATAAATTATTAGATTCTGTTATAGTAACCCCAGATATTGATCATAGAGATATGGTTACTGGAGATAAAAATGCTGTTTTAATAGCTACTAGAATTTTAGGATATGGTAAAGATTATACATTTGAAAGAGATGGAAGATCCCATACTATAGATCTTAATTCATTCGAACATGTAGAATTTGATCCTGATACTATGATTAATGGTAATAATGAATTTTCTTATAAATTACCATTCTCAGAAACTGAAATTACTTACAAATTACTTACTGGTAGAGATGAAAGTAAAATAGAAAAAGAAATAGCAGGAATTAAAAGAATAAATAAAGATGCAAACCCAGAATTATCAACAAGATTAAAGTATATGATAACCTCAGTTGGAGGAAATACTGATACTAAAACTATTAGAGAATTTGTTGATAATGGATTATTAGCTAGAGATTCTAGAGCACTTAGAGACGAAATCAGGTATAAACAGCCTGATGTTGATTTAAGATATGTTTTAGACTCGGGAGAGGAGGTTAATGTGCCCATTGGGCTTAACTTTTTTTGGCCTGACCTCTGATACCGCACCCCTAGTTAGGAAAAATTTATTTTCACACATACATCAAATAATCTTCCACGGTAAAGGTGGATATGATTACTATACAGTATATAATATGCCTGTATGGTTACGTAAATTTACTTTTTCAGAAATAGATAAATTCTATCAAGAAGAAAAATCTGCTATAGAAAATGCTAAAGATGGAGGTTCTAAAAGTTCCACTTTAATTAACTCTGATGGAAAAGTAAATACCCCTGCATTTATGAAAGCCTCTAAAGACTATAAAGGTAAAACAAGTTATAAGTAATAATATTTATAATAAACAACCTATTATAAATGGCTGACGATTCAAAAAAACAAGTAGAAAACCTTCTAAAAAGTAATAAGCTTAGTAAGGAAAATCTTGAGTATTTTAGAAAAATAGCTTCTGCTTTAGATGATACCAAATCATCTACAAGCCAATGGAATCAGCTTCTTAAATCAATTACTGATAGTTTAGATAAAACATCAGATAATTTGAGTTATATTGCTCAATCTTTTAAAGATTCAGTCCAAGATCTTCAAAAAACTAATGTTGCTATTAACCAACAAAGATCTTCTCTTAATAAATTAAGTAATATTGCTCGAGACTTAAGAGATATAAGACAAGGTGACAAAGAATTTACAGATAAAACTTTAAATACTCTTAAAGAAAGAGCAAAAACAGAAATTTCTAATTTACAAATTGCTAAAGCACAATTAATATCACAAGGAAAAAGTGTTGAGGCAATTAAAGATCAAATTAAAACTGCTGGTCTTTTATTAGAAGAATATAAAGAAATTGAAAAAGTTAATAATGAGATTAATAAAGATCTTTCTATAACTTCAAGCATATTAGGAGGACTTGATAAAGTTTTACAAAAAGCAGGGTTTGGTAAATTAGGAGTACAAGATGCTCTAATGAAAACCCGAATGCTTGGGCAACAAGCAAAAGCATTAGGTAAACCTTTTAGTGCTAATGCTACTTTTACTAAAGAATTAGGAAAGAATCTATCAGGTGCTTTAAGTGTTACAAAACTAATAGAAATTAGTATTGGGTTTATCGTTAAAAAATTTATTGAATTAGATAAACTTACAGGAGATACAGCTAAAAATTTAGGAATTAGTTATGAACAAAGTAGAAATTTAAATAAAGAATTTACTCAATTAGCTACTACTTCCGACAATATTTTCATTACTACTAAAAATTTAAATGAATCCTTTGGTCAATTATCTGATAGATTTTCTGTTAATGAAGGATTTAGTAATGAATTACTTTCATCTCAATTAGAATTAACTAAACAAGCGGGATATCAAGTTGAAACTGCTAATGAACTTGCTAAATTAAGTTTACTTACAGGAAAATCTACTAAAGAAATAGCTGCTAATGCATTAGGTACTGCAGTACAATTTAATGCCCAAAATAAGTTAGCCCTTAATGAAAAGAAAATATTAGAAGATGTTGCTAAAACATCAGCTGCTATACAATTAAGTTTTGGAAATTCAACAGACGCATTAGTTACAGCAGTAGCAACAGCCAGAAAATTTGGATTAGAACTTAGTCAAGTAGAAAGTATTGCTAGTGGGTTACTTAATTTTGAAGAATCTATTTCTAATGAGTTACAAGCAGAATTATTAATAAATAAAGACCTTTCATTAGAAAAAGCTAGACAAGCTGCTCTAAATAATGACTTAGCTACAGTTGCAGAAGAAATTGCAACCCAAGTAGGTTCAGCTGCTGAATTTACTGCTATGAATAGAATCCAACAAGAGGCATTAGCAAAATCTGTTGGATTAACTCGAGATGATTTAGCAAAATCTTTACAAGAAAGAGAAGCATTAGCTAAATTAGGTACGGATGCTACAACCGCTCAAGAAGCTTATAATAAATTATTAGCTCAAGGTTTATCCCAAGATGAAATTGCCAAAAAATTAGGAGATGATAAATTAGCGGATCAATTAAAAGCTAATAATATACAAGAAAGATTTAATCAATCTTTACAAAAAGCTCAAGAAATATTTGTTGAAATAGCTAGTGCAGTTTCACCTCTTATGAGTAGTTTAGCTGATGGGGTTTCATTTGTAGCTCAAATGATTAATAAATTTTCAACTTTAATAAAAATTATAGCAGGAATTTATGCTCTAAATAAATCAATAGCTGCTATAAATGCTGTAAGTGAAGCAATTGAACAGAGAAGAATATTAGCCAAACAATTACAAATGGGACTTGGGGGGCAAATATTAACTATTTTAGGATTAGAAAATGCTGCTCTTGAATATGCAGAAGCTAGACAGAAGAAAATGAACATTTTTCGAGCTATTGGTGCTGGTTTAGAAAAAACTAAATTAGGTTTACTAGTAGCCCAAGGAGCAGCAATGATTAAAAATCTAGCTAAAGGAGCATTAGAGTTAGCCCAAAGAATTGCAGTTGCATCCGCAAATTTAGTAGCAAATGCTGCTTCTACTTTTGGTATAGGAACAATAGTTGCTTTAGCAGCAGCTGCAGGTGGTATAGCTTATTTAAAATCTGCAACTAAAGCCGATGATTTAATGAGCACAGGAACAGGTGCTGGTGGTTATGGGGATAGAGTATTATTAGCAGGAAAAGATACTTTTGCCTTAAATAATAGCGATACAGTAATAGCAGGTACTAATTTAGGAGGAGGAAGAAATGTTACAGGTGAACAAACAAATAGGTTATTATCTACATTAATTCGTCAAAATGCTAAAAAACCTGAAATGTCTCCTATGAACTTATACGAAATTTCTTAATTCAATATTTATAATAAAATAAAATTATGGGACTATTAAATAAATTATTAAACCAAGGTTCAAACTTAACAGATTTGGATGGAACTACTCCTAGTATTCCTGATTTTGCAGGTTCAAAATTACATAAAGAGTATTCTATTAATGGTATACCTAATCAAGTAGGAAAACCACCACAATCTGAATTAGACTTAGATGGAGAAACTCCATCTAAATATATAGACAATTTACCTGAATAAATCTTTTTTAAATGGGGATAGTTGATTTAAAAACAAATCTAAAAAGCCTCAGATATAGCAAAGATCGTGTTGGGGGAGGATCTAGTAACCAACCATATATTACTAGAGATTTACCTGGTAATCCAAATTTACCATTTTCGGATGATTCAAATAAGGATTTAAGCGATATTGATAGATCTGGAGGACCAGATGTTCTTTTACGAGGTGGTACTTTAATGCCTGGTAGAGCGGCTAGAGATGTTTCTAGATTAACCCAAATGTTTTTTGATTTTAAATCAATTGGAGGTCCACTTTTTATAGCAAAAGAAAATTTATTATCACGTACCTCAGTTGCAGTTGGTGCTACGGGTGAGAAAAATAATCAAGGTAAAGCGCTGAATAACGGTATTTACTTGCCTACTTCTACTATGTTACAGGCTGCTGGTAACCCTTTAGGCCTGCATTTAAATAAACAAGGAATTGATCCATTTAAAGGTATTGGAAATAAAGGAGGGGGCATATTTGGGTTATTTGGTGCTACAGATCCATTAGGTCAACCAACATATATGGAAATCACCTCAAGAAGAAAAGAGGAAGATTATGAAAGTAGATTAGAGTATTTTAAGAAAAACGTATTAAATACAAATAAAACAACTTTATATACTTACAGAGGAGGCCCGGGTTCTAAATTAGGTATAGGTAGAACTTCAATAAGAAGATTTAATGATCAAAATACATCATTAAATAGAAATTACACCCCAGCTAAAGTTAGTTGGAGTACTAAAGCTGCTTTCCAAGATAATGGGTTTGGATTTAATAATAGTCTTAATATTACCCAAAACACAGATCCATTTGGAAGTAATTTTAGTTTTAATCCTGGTCAATTTATAGTAGGAACCACAGGAAAAACTGATATAACCCC